TGGCAAAAGAATCAGAAGGAATATCGGGAAAATTTTCTTGCAAGCTTGAATCCTGGAGGAAAATGGATATGATGAGGCATTTCATAGCCTTTTCCCACAGTTTCCTTCATCAGCAGAATCTTAGCCGAGGTCATATCCGTTGTTTCGGACAGGTCAACCGCACCCAGACACAAAGCACCACGGAAACTTTCAATATTATAAACCGCCTCATACCTGTAATCTTCTGTGTTAAGCCAAGCCTGAACGCCGTTCTGCTTGAAGTTGAAATCTTTGGACAGTACAAAAATACGGTCTGCCTTGCTTTTTTTGGCAAGGTCAATCTGTGTCCGGAGATAGCTGTACTTCTTGACAGGCCCAAGAGAGGGATTGGCTTTCTGCCAGCTTTTCTCATCTGTCCAGATTTCCTGCTCACAGTCCTGTGTATATAACCACGGAAGTGTCCGTTCTGCTGAAATACTGTCATCTTCGCCGTTTATGATTTCACGGCAGTTTTTCAGGATTTCATCCAATGCACCGTCATTGACGAAACCCTCTGTTGTAATGATAATCAGCTTCGGATTATCTTTCAGGCTCTGAGACTGCTCAATAGATTTCAGAATCACGTTGGTTTTCATCTCGTGAACCTCATCAATGATAGCAAAATCAATGTTTCTGCCTTCTTTGTTTCTGGTTCGGTCTGAAATCTTGAAAATCTTTGAGTTTGTGCCGTAAATCTTGATACACTGCTGATTCTTGTGAGTGTCCTGCTCCTTCGGGTCAATCATCTTCCGCATGGTGTCAATCGCATCATACAGGATGTTCGCCTGTGTGTCGTCGTTGGAACTGCACACAATGTCCGCTCCCTCGTTGCCGATGATGCTTTCTGTCAGCCCTAATGCCGAACAAGTCTCCGATTTGGTATTCTTACGGGCAATCAGCAGGACGATTTTCTGAAACCTGTCAACATGTTTCTCCATGCCGAAACTGTCTGTATAGGTTTCATTCGCCATCTTAAAGCTGAAAACGACCTCGATGAACGCTTTCTGCCAAAGCATCAGCTTCATAGGCTTGCCGTAAAACGGCGATTTTGTCAGCCTGATGCAGTTTTCCATGAAGTCCATTCTCATTTCTGCATCTGTGGTATCATAGATGTAGTGAGGGGCATTCATGTCAGCAATTAGATTGTCAAGCTCCGTTATCAGCTCGTTTCCGGCAACAATTTCTCCCCGACGGATAGCTTCACGATATTCCAGAAGGTAAGAACTCAATTTCTTCGCCTCATGTTCTCCAGATATTCACGGAGCGGAGAAGTTTCTGTGCCTTTGTTCCGCTCCAGAGTCCGAATCATGATTTTTATGCTGTTGTTATACTGCTGGAGCATTTCCTTATACTGCTTCGCTGCCGGTGTCGGCTTCTGCTGTGCCGGGTTCTTCGGATTCACAGAAATGAACGGATATTGTTTCAATTCCGTAAGCTGTTGCTCCAGAAAGACGATTTCCTGCACCAATTTCCGAAAAGCTGTTATCATCGCATCAATTCCGGCATCAGAAAGCAGTTTCATCAGCTCTTGTTCCCTATCCATGCAAATCCCCTTCCGGATTTTCTGAATTTTTTTCAAAAATCTCAAAAAATCGCTTTCTGTGAGAATTATAACCCCTTTTCCAATCCCCCGGAGGAAAAAATTTTAGGGCAGAGGGGGGGAGTATCGGTCAAACCAATTCTTTACGAAATCAGTCCAGTCAGAATTTTTCTGTTTCGCTCGTTCCAGACAGACTTCTTTCGGAGTATCAATAAAAACAAGTCTGGCATTCAGACTGTCAGCAAGACGTTCTCTTTCTCCCTGTAACGGATAGCCACCTATCACATAAGCATTGTGCCACTTGCCACGCCGCACCCGTATCATATCAAGCAGACAGTCACGCATCGCAAACACATTGCTTTTCAGTTCCGAAGGTTTCTCATGTTGTCCACATACTCCGGAACGGACAGCAGCCCAAAGCCTGTCTATATCCATGATAATGTCTTCCGGCTCTGCCACGCTGTCAACCCATGTAGTCTTTCCGGAACACGGAGAACCATAGACAAGATACACCTGCTGAATGATTCTCGCCTGATTCCCATAGCCGAACCGCTTGTGTATCTCATTATGACAGCGAAAATGTACGAGCTTGATGTTCTCCGGATTCAGCGCAACAGCAGCATCGTCAACATTATCCTCTGTCAGCTCAATGACATGGTGTGCGATGCAGTCATATGCTTTCAGAATTGGCTTGCCACAATGTTCACAGATAACAAAGCCGTCCTTTGATACACGCTCTATCCGCAGCAGCTTAATCAGATTTTCCCATTGCCTTGATTTATAGAAGGCTTGCCGTTTCTCATTCATATGACAGTCACATTATAGGTTATCGGAAAAGAATCCTCTCCATCATAAACAACTGTAACCAGTGCCGTACCATTTCCGACAGTTGCCTCAAATGTAACACCGGAATAATACGTACCAGAAAAGCTCACAATCACGGCACTTTCAGCAGTAATCTTGTCGTTATGATAGATTTTTGTTTCTCTTGTGCTGCCTTCAATGTCCATTGTATCCTGAAATCTGCATGTTGCTATTTCTTCCAGGCATTTATTCGCTTTTACGCCGTACATTACCAGTCATCCTCTGCTTTCTGCTGTTTGAGCTTGAGTTCTGCTTTCCGAAGTTTCAGGTATTCATTCTTGTAGTAGTCTGTTCCGGTAATGTCCATCAGCACTCTTGTTGCCTTTACATCTCCGGATTTTGCCGCTTTGATGATAGCTGCCACAACAATCAGCATGTTGGTAGCTTCTTCATCAGCATCCAGACCAACATCAGAAAGCATCTGAGAATCATCTTCCTGATTGGAAGGAAGATGCAGGAGCAGTTCAGCCGCCTGTTTCATACTCTTTTTCTTTCGTCTGGCTTTGCCGGATGCTTTGCCACCTCTCGACTGTTCCTCGACAGTTAACTTGTGTGCAGCCGGAATCAGGTTTTCATCATTCACATAATCACCCTGAAGTGTTGATTTGTTCCGATTCACTCAGCAAGGACAATACCAATGCTGCCAGGTTTTCTTTGATTGGATTACCTTCACTCATTTCCATAGCTTTCAGCATCCTGATAGTAGCAATAGAAAGTTCTTCCAGAATCAGCTCATCACAGCCACGCAGTTCAAGTTCTACTTTTTCGCCTTCAATCTGCATCCGAATCATATCAAAAGCCTCCAAATAAACAAAACAGCATCCTTTTTAGATATGGTTCAAAAAAAGATGCTCTGAAATTACATATGGTTGCAGAGGACGGAATCGAACCGCCTACCTCAAGGTTATGAGCCTTGCAAGCTGCCAATGCTCTACTCTGCCAAAATACCGCCGGAAGGCGGTAAATGAAGGAATGTCAAAAGCAATGGAAAATAATTGTCTGCTGTATTGTTACTATTATATAGTATATTGTTTGAAATGTCAATGAAATTCTACAAAACATAGAGAAAAAAATTACACTCCCTGACCGTAATCAAGGAGTGTAATCTTTTCCCATGAGTAAATAATTTAAGGAGACATGGAATAATGCTGATAATTCTATAATGAAGAGGATTCTCGGTTCTGTGCGGTCAGCTTCCCAACTCGCTACTGTTTTGTCTGACACATAGAGCCGCCTTGCAAGTGCTTTCTGTGTCATGTGGTTCTGGTCTCTCAGGTATTTGATTCGTTCGCCTACAGTTTTTGTTTGCATCGCAGTCCCTCCAGTATCATTTACAGCAGACTGCATTATTTTCCTTTGCATGTCTTAATTATAGCAGAATTTCGGCATTTTGTCAAGATTAGCAAAGCTGCTTTTCTAATTTGCTGAACAGCGTGTCTCTCTGCCTATCGGAATGGAAAATCTGCCGCCATTCCATCAGAATACCGCTGACAGGATTACGCCACACATATGCAAGCATGGGTTTTCCACCCTTATACTTATAAATTTTGATGAGATTCTTGACCGGAATCAGTTCTTCCTGCACGCAGAAATTATCATCAAAGTCATTCGTTTCTTCACAGTAGTTACTAACCACTTTCACGAATTTTTTCATAAAATCACCTCTAACAAGAACAAATTTTCTTTATCTTAATTCTAACAGAAAATAGCCATTTTGTCAAGGATTTTCGGGGCTTTCACTTTGATTTCTTTTATGACTGGGCGAAATGCCCACCCATAAAAGATGCCGCCCCAAATTAGGGCGGCATAAAACTTAACCATTTGGTTAATCTCATTTCTCACACATAGTTCTTAAGGCATCTATGAGCTGTAACGGGCTTACGTTTCCTGCTTTTGCAAGTTTACTGATAATAATGCTGATGCAGTAAAGAATTGCTACTGAATGTCCGCTTACAATGATTTCCGGCGATTTGTCCTTCATCTCAACGTGGATATATGCCTCATCTTCGTTTACAAACTTTGCAGATTGTTTCGTAATCTTCTTATAATTCATAATAATACCTGCTTTCTTTTTCTGTAATCATTATTCCAGACTTTGAATATTTCGTAAGCTGATAGATAACCAATAACCTCATCTTTATCCTTCTCCTGCCCTGTCAGAAAACTGAAATCCATCAGCTCAATCAAATCTCTCTCATGTCCATAACTGCACATATGTTCAACTACATCAGAAATCACTTTTCCATCAGCAATATAGGCTATCTTCCAGCCGTCAAACATTCTGTGCCTGATATGCGGAATCTTTGCTATGTT